TCACCCTGTTTTTGTGTTGACGATCACCCAATCTTTTCCTCTGTCATCATTATATTTGTCTGTCATTTTTCTTGATTTATGGCCGAGTAATTTTTGCGTGTCGACACCTTGTTCTCTGTACAAGCGTTCTGATAATGATCTCTGTTCGTGAAAAGTGGGTGGGGATCCCTTATCCCATTTCAGTCCACTTCTGTCACGTGCTTTTTTGAATGTTGAAGTTAAAGAACTGGTTGAAACCTGATCACCGCGGTTTGCTTGTGAGGTGGTATGTCTGAAATGCACAAGATATTTACTGATGACTGCATCCCGGCATTTAGATACAACGTCCCGAAGAGTTAAACCCAGGGCTTCACATTTCAAGTCCAATGGTATGGCTAAACGCGATCCTGTTTTTTCCTGTTCGACATGGAGCATATCGTCCCATATGTCTTTAAACTTCATGTTACAGATATCGCCCAAACGCTGACCTGTTATTATCGCGAGCAACATTCCACACTGGAGGTATGGTTCTTGCTTTTCGGCAGCTTCATAAATAGTTTTCCACTCTTCCAGAGAAAGACGCTGACGAGTGACTCTGTTTCTCGGCTGCTTGGTCGCCAGGGCAGGGTTATAGCCTGGAGGGACATGACCGTTATGTTGCGCTTCTTTGAATACATCAATCAAAACCATGCGAACAACTTGCGCCATACGATTATGGCCTTCAGCCTTAACTGCATCCGTGATCTCAGAGATATCCAATGCGGAAATATCTTTCAAATATTGCATACCGCAATGTTCGCGAAATAACCTGACTGGTTTTGCTTTCTGTCGATAAGAATTAGGTCTGAGTTCACGGTGTTTTAACCGTTCGTCCTGAATTTCAATATACTTATCAATCCACTCAGTGACAGTAATGTCCGTTCTTCTGCCTTTCATTCTGGCAAGACGGTCGTTAACACTAAGAACCTGCCTGGTTCTTTGTTCTGCAATGATCGTGTTCGCTTCGGATGCAACCTTTTTAGCTTCCACTTCATCAGTACCCAAGCTGTGAAAGCGTCCTGAAACAGGATGTTTATATTGCCAATAAATCTTGCCCGTCCGCTTATCTAGCTTGCAGTATAGATTCGGAATTGAAATTTTGTGAGAACGTGGTCTAGCAGCCATCTGCAATAATCCGTTGTAATCTTGGACTGGCGTTTGCCGGAATTTTCGGTTCGGCAAGCGTACCAACAAATCGAGCATTACGGTCTACCATCCAGTAACAACCTACTTTAACAGCTGGAGGTATCATCATTTTGCCTTTAGCGTATTTCTTAAGGATACGCTCACTTGGTGCTTGCGCTCCGAACTCCTCATTGGCCCAGTCGAGTAAGGGGATCATTCGTGACATTTATTTTTCTCCACAAAGCCCGGCTGCACCCGGGCTGTAACATCAAATATCAGTGCTGGTGGTCGGTATTAATATCAGCCAGATAAACACGCGGAATTACCGGAGAGTAGCCAGAAAGCGCTTCTTGCAGTCTTTCAAGCTTCACGTATTCCTGAACGCAAGTTCCCGAGTAGTTATTTAGCCAGATAGTCGCCTTTTCTGGGTCAGGCGTATAAGTAACCACTTCTCCCGATTGCCAGCACAGGGCGTACAGGTCAGCGGCTGCCTTAACCTGCGCGTATGGCAACTCGGCAGGGCATTCCTCCGGCACTACCGGCACTGGCTGGGCGCTGTACTCATGTGCCACAGCCATTTGTGGGTGATTGGGATTATTACACGGCACTCCACACACCTCACAGACAGCGTGCTGTATCCCGTCCAGCCTGCGGCGTTCCTGTAGCTCTCGCATCGCTGCTGCAATATCGGTGTAGTCAGTCAAAACTGAATCGTCGCAGATTTCAGCGCGCGCCAGAATTTCAGCTATTTTCCTGTCTGTTAGTTTGTTATTGCTCATCGCAATACATCCTCCACACTGATTAACCCTTTACGGCTCAAATAGTTCATTGCGGCGCCGTGTAACTTGCTGTTCGGCCTGGCGTTTCTAAGCGAGTGGGCCAGACGCTTAATCCACATCGTTAATTCTTCCACTTGCTTTTCTGCTTCTTCCAGTTGTTCGCGCACCTGTCGCATATCATCACGCTGAGTAAGTGCCGATTCAGGCATGAATGTTCGGCACACGGGATTATTGTGTGAACGTCTGAGTATTCGCCGCCGCCGTCACTGAATGCCATTACACAACCACACTTTGATTTGCCGTTCACAAAGACAATTTTGTTACTCATAATGACCGTCCTGCACGTTGCGTAACCAGATACAGACCGCGCCGTCTTCGGTGTCGTGAATGGAACCGACAAACCAGCCGTTACCTGCTGGCGGATCTGGTTGCCACGTTGAAATGTCGCACCCGTCAACGTCAGGATCTATTTCCTCGTCATCCAGGTATGAGACTTTCCATTCCAAACCGTTAGCTTCCAGCCAGGCATTTAACTCGTCTGGAGAGATAACCTCACGACCATCGCAAAACTGTTCGTACAGCGGGTGAGTCCAGTAACCGTAATTATCGCGCTCTACGGGTAATGCAGTGATTTTGTTCATTATCATTTCAGGCGGTCAGCGACCGCCAGCCTCCGTTATGCGGTCACGTTCTCTTCCACGCCAGCGCTTTCGACGACGCTGTACTCACCTGTGATGACAGACGCATCAGCCGGATCGATAGTCAGCGTCTCCTTTTCGTCCATTGATACCGCGCGCTGGATCTCAATGGATACAGGCAGGTATTTGAACAGGCGGCGTATGGCGGTTTTTTTTGCCATTTCCTCCCAGTGAGTAACCCACGGGCCGTTGTTACCGGCTTTGCTCTGTGCCCGTACCAGCTCTATCTGTTTACGGGTCATTACCTCAAACTGTGTGCCGCCATCTTTAAGGCGGGCAACGGCATAGACATGAGTAACTGGTGCATCTTCGTTCTCACCCGGACGGTGTACCAGCTTCTCTTCCAGACCAAACTCGAAGCTGAAATCGTCACCTTCGCGGACGACGCGCGCGGAAAGACTTGCAATCTGTCCGGAACGGCGGGCAAGGTCGATCATTCCCCGGTAGCCAATAATTAACTGAACGTTTTTTTTGCCTGACTTTTCGTTTCTGTTTCCGAACGGTAGCAGATAGGCATGACCGAGCGCGCCGCCGGGTTCCAGCCCAAGCTGGGAACACTGAACGATGGCGCTGACAAAACTCATGGTGTCACAGTCACCCAGCGCCGGAACTTTTCGGATTTCCGTTGTGGCTATCCGGATCATGCGTTCCGCTGTCATGTGGCGGGGCAGGGCCGCCGCCAGTTGTTCTTTCATGGAAGGCTGGTTGATAAAGCTGATCACATCGTTGTTATTTTTCACTGCCGTCGGGGTGCGTGCTCCCTGTGTTTTTTGCAGGTCGGCTTTTGCAATAGGTGGTTGTTTAGGCATTTGCATTCTCCTTCGCCCAGCGGGGCAGTGATAAAGTTTTAATGGCAGGCCATTCATCGTTATTAAGGCATTCGGCCAGGGTTTGCAGATTGCGACGATATTCCCGCTGACCTGCCAGTTTTGCGTCTTCACCCATCATGAAAATCTCAACCGGGCATGGGGGTGGATTCGGAACCACAGGTGTCGGTGGTGAGGTTCGGTGATGGCTACGAGCAGCGGCGTGCATCCGGGATCAATAATGACCTGAAAAAATACAGTGTGACTATCCGCGTTGACCGGGAGGATGGTCCGGCACTGGAGGGCTTTTTGTCACAGCATAACGGTGTGAAGGCGTTTTTGTGGACTCCGCCTTACGGATACCGGCAGATTAAGGTTGTCTGCCGGAAATGGAGTGTGAAAGCGGGATTGCTGAAAACAACATTCACCGCGACATTTGAGCAGGTTATTTCTTGGTATTTTTGATCGAAACGATCGATAAATATGATTGAACTTTCTAACCTGCTGCTGTTTCACTGAGCCCGCACAGTCAATAATCAAAAAAAGGAAATGTTATGGAAAAGATTGCCGTGGCGGTTTTAGTTGGTCTGGCGTTAGGTAGCATCGGCGTGGCTAACGCAGCAGGGTATAAAAATACCGTTTCAATTGGATATGCCTACACAGATTTAAGCGGCTGGCTTTCCGGTAATGCGAACGGTGCCAACATCAAATATAACTGGGAAGATCTGGACAGTGGATTCGGGGCGATGGGTTCAGTTACATACACCTCGGCTGATGTTAATAACTATGGGTATAAGGTAGGTGATGCTGATTATACCTCCCTTCTTGTTGGTCCTTCATACCGTTTTAACGACTATCTGAATGCTTACGTGATGATTGGTGCAGCAAACGGACATATTAAGGATAACTGGGGAAATTCTGACAATAAAACCGCCTTTGCTTATGGGGCAGGTATTCAGCTTAACCCGGTTGAAAATATTGCCGTTAATGCGTCTTATGAGCATACAAGTTTTTCCACTGATGCTGACAGTGACGTCAAAGCTGGAACCTGGGTGCTTGGCGTAGGTTACAGCTTCTGACCTTTAACATCGATACAGATTTAATGCCCTCCAGTGAGAGGGCTTTTTTATGGGTAAAACGAAATTATGACGATATGGCTATGTTGCTGTTATTTCTCAATGACACCACAGGCAAAACGTGCACCGCCACCACCCAGTGGAGCAGGTTTATCGGAGTAATTGTCACCGCCTTTATGGATCATCAATGAGTGACCTTTCAGTTCTGACAGTGATTTAAGGCGTGGTGCCAGTAACGGATACGTGGCTGTACCATCTGCATTGACAACCAGTCCAGGCAGATCCCCCAAATGCCCTTTGTCATTATATGGGCCAAGATGTTTCCCGGTTTTTTCGGGGTCAAGATGTCCTCCGGCCATGAGCGCCGGAACCTCTTTACCGTCTTTCATTCCCGGCATACAACTTGGGTTTGTGTGGACATGGAAGCCGTGAATTCCTGGCGTAAGACCATTTAGATGAGGAGTGAAAAGCAGACCGTAAGGTGTCTCTGAAACTGTGATTTCACCTATGTTTTCTCCTGTTCCGCTGGACAGGGCATCGTTCATCTTTACAGTCAGGGTATTCTCTGCCATTGCTGAACAACTGATGAGCGCACCAGCTACCAGCGACAATATTGTGTATTTCATTAGTTACCTCGTTTTTTGGTTGTATCGTAAATACCATTAATAAAAGAAGGAATATTTTTGCAAGATAAATAATAAAGGATCTCTCATATATGCAGGATATACCACAGGAAACCCTGAGCGAGACCACCAAAGCGGAGCAGTCCGCGAAGGTGGATTTGTGGGAATTTGATTTAACCGCGATTGGCGGTGAGCGCTTTTTCTTCTGTAACGAACCGAACGAAAAAGGCGAGCCGTTACGCTCCAGTTTACGGATATAAATATCTGCGGCGCTGCTGACACCCAGTTCAGCCGCCTTCACCCGCAGCAGCTCGGTACGGGAGAGGCCCTGTACCGTCGTCTGCTCTTTCAGGCGGCGTATAAACTGTGCTTTTTTCTGCGTGGCCAGCGCTTCGGCATCGGTAAGCTCACGGGTCTTCCTGGCGGTTTCAGACACCAGCGCCAGATAATCGCCCTGTGAGATATCTCCGCGTCCTTTCGCCTGTCGTACCTGCGCCTGGATACGCTGCAGCTCCTGCAGACCACCGCTTAACTGTTTTACACTGTCAATCTGGCGGTAAAAAGCAGCACTTGTCCTGTCCTGTGCTGCCGCCACAGCCGCTGACTGCGCCTGTTCCTCACGCAGTTTCCTTCCCAGTGCCTCCACCCTCTGTCGCGTCTGATCCACATCCGCCGCCAGACGCGTACTGGCCGCTGCGCTTTTCTCCACAGCGGAACTGTACGCGGTACTGCTGGCAGTCACTTGATCCAGACTGGCGGACGTCCGGCGCGTCGCCTCCGTCTGCTTATCCAGAAAACGCTGCATCCGGGCCGCTGAACGTTCTGAGTCACCAGCCGCATCGTTCAGCAATTTTTTAATGCGCGGAACTTCGTTTCGGAACTCTGCGCTGTCGATACTTAAATCAATGACCAGGTTCGCTATCTGGTCCATAGCGGACACCTCCGGTAATACCTTCGCCCAGGATCATCAGTTCATCATCCGTTTTTTCGTGCAACGACTCAGGATCAGTGATCAGGCTGAACATTTCTGCATCGTGATGCGTGCCTGTAACCAGTCCGGAAATCAGCGATTTCAGCGTTGCAAACTCCGCATCCAGCAACATGTCACTGAAGCTGTTCTTCCCGAAATGCTCCGCCCACTCACCCAGCTCTGTCGCACTCATTTCCGCCAGCATCTGCCGCCAGTCTGGTCGCCGGAACTCACGCGCGAGCCGCATCACAAACGCCAGCTCCCGGTTCAGGACTTTTCCGGCGTGGTCGTGTCCTTTTCACTCCCGCTGTCGTCTTCCTGCGATGCCGGAAGACGCATACCACTCAGGGACAGAACCATATCAGCGCCACGTCCCAGCGCCTCATAAGACCATTCCAGTCTGACGGACTCATACAGGGCGCGGGCCTCCTCCTCTTTTTTGCTTTCACACAGGGAGCGGGATACCAGCCATGCATTAATATCCACCCCCATCTGCATAAATTCTGTCTGACGCTCTGCTTCCGTCAGGGTTTCAAGCTGTGCGTCATAGTCTGCCGTCCGCTGCTGAATAAACTTCAGATAATCCACACGTTGCAGGGCAGAAAGCTCACTGAGCACGATGGAATGCCCACCGTAGTTAAAGGTGTCTGTATTGAGAAACATGATGATTTTCCATAGAAGCCCCGGAACCGGGGCGGACTGATAAGAGAGGGTTATGACGCCGTCACTGTCACTGCTGCCACCGCGACAAGACTGCCGTCACTGCTGATACCAACAATATTCACGCTGCCCGCCTTCACGCCTTTAACCGTGGCCACATTATCCTTCAGCGTGACGGTGGCGATCAGCGGATCGGCGGTCGCAACCTGCAGCGTTTTATCTGACGCGTTATCAGGTTTTACCGTAAATGTCAGCGTGGTGGTGGCTCCGGCAGCCACCGTGGCACTGGCCGGCGCAACGGTCACGCCGGATACGCTGACTACGTCAGGTGTATCCTCCTCCGCAAGAGAAGGACGCCCGACGCCGGTGATTTTTACGCTGCGTGTCATCACCTCTTTGGACGTCACGGTTTTACCCAGTGAACTCAGCCAGCCGCGGAACACATCAACCGTCCCGTTAGGACATCGACATTTGTTTCCAGTCTTCCCGGTCTTCGGCGATGATACGTTTTGCAAAATCCATTGCAGGACGCAGGTTATTCAGATCCAGCTCCTCACAGAAACCACAGGCGAGCTCATAGTTAATCGTTCTGTGTGTCGGTTTTTCACTACGGCGTGGACGTTCTGGCTTATTTACGTCGTCGACAATTATTTTATGTGGCCCGGTTTTTTTAACGGGTGTAGGTTTATTCTTCAGGCGTTCAGCCCATTCCTTAATCAGCAGGCCGCGGTTAATGTGTTCAGCACTGAACCATTCCTTAAAAAACTTAATAGTGGTGCATAACTCAGGCACTTTTCCATCGACAGGAAATACCTGTTTATACGCATTCACTGCTTTGTGAATATCGTGCTCGATAGCTTTTTTGAACGGCTCTACATTTTCTGCTGCGAGTATCAGGTTCTGGACAGTGGTATTCTGAGTATCCATCTCCAGACACGCGATTTCTTTTTTCTGGTCTGTATCGACGTGATAAAGATACTCACCTTCACCTATGTACTGAGCAAGAACGCGGTGACGGAGAGGCATAGTTGCGACAACAGTCAGCTCGGGGGCTGGGGCTGTTGCCTGGGCAGGGCTGTTGCTTTCGTTACCAAAATTTTCGGTGTGGTCTTCCAGCACTTCGCCTGTTTCGGTATCAACACCATCGACGATATGCTGGCGCGCCGCGGCGGCGGCTTCAGATGATGGCAGGGTGACGCCGGGGATTTGCGTCCAGGTCATATTGTCTTTAGCGAGTTGATTGTAATCGCAGAAAGTGAAGCTCAGTTCGCCTTCCGGCGGCAGCTCGTTAACGACAGGGAAATTAGTAGCGACAGCTTTGAAATAATCTTTCAGCTTCGCACCGGATTTAATCAGAAGATAATCCAGTGTTGCATTTGCCGCTTCAAAATCATCACTGCACCAGAGTACAGCGTCTTTCTGGCCTGATGATTTCTTTGCTTTGCGGACTAAAAATACAGGATTAGTTCCACTCATTGTTTTGTCCTCAATTCGTGTAGAATGGAGGTGCCTTAACAGCACCCCGATATATCTGGTTGTTAGGTCCGGTTCGCTTTGGTCGGTTGGACCGGACAGGGCACGCCCGCTTCGGTGGGCGTTTTCTTAATGGATGGTCTGATAAAATTTTTCTGAGTAATCAAGCTTGTAACTTCGGTAATTACCAAACCCTGCTTGTTCTCCATCACTTACCTTGACTGTGAGCAGCGAAATGGCTTCTACAGCACAATGAGGACAGTCGAACTTTCCGAGTACATATCCACCGTCGAGAATCACAGTAGTTTCGCCAGTTGAATTTGAGTGAATAACGCCTGAGACTTTCTTTTCGCAATTGAATAAAGCAATGCTCTTATTAACTGCTTTCAGGTTCATTTCGATTTTTACGATTTCCATAAGTTCTCCAGTCTTAAATTCAGGGTGTAGGAAGCCACGCCAAATTAATGGCGAATTTTTCATTTCATATTTCGGAACTACTATTTAACTTTCGTGCGCCATCTGGTCGTATTCAGCGCACTGCCTGGAACAATATTCCTTTTCTTTGCGCGCCAGTTGCGAGCCGTTGAGATAGAGAAGGGTGTTTTTTACTTCTTTGCCTTCATCAATGGATTTGCGGCAGTAACCGCATTGTTTAAGCATCCGGATCTCCTTTCTGCGCCAGCAGGTAGCAGAGGCGGCGGATTAAAACCTCAATCCGGTTGAGCGGGACGGCCTGCTGTCGAGCTGGTTTACGTGCGAAATCAATCATTCTCACCCTCGTTTGCCTTATCGCCGGCCAGCGGAACGTTTATCACCTTCTGCGCGTTAACTTTTCCACCTCATTCCGGTCTTCGTATGCCCCGGACGGCTACTTCGTGGGCGTCCTGCCTGGGTGGTTCGTTGTTGCTATGGAATAAGTAAAGCATCATTTTACTTCTTAGTCAACTTATACGGAATTAAAGTGTAAAGCAAAGCTGTACAACAAGCATGTTCATTTTTGAACTATGTTTAGCAGCTCAATATGTATATGATTAAAAAAACATCAGTAAGAGGTGGTTATGGAACGCGATGAGCTGGAAGAAGACCGTGCGGCATTCATTGCGGGTGAGATTGGCGGCGCTGTGGTCGAATTGATAATCGACGGCGTAGTGATTAACCGTGATGCGATCGTTGAACGTCTGGAGGAGAAGCGGAGGAGAGTCGGGAACGTCATTCACAAAGGTGTATTGCGGGATGCGGCTGCGATGGTGAGGAAAGGGCAGTAAAAACCCGGCGCGAAGGCCGGGTTACGAGATAAGACTCATGTCTCTAAAAGTAATTTTTTGGCAAACTCAATCGTATCTTTATGATTTGATGCAGGAATATGATTTATCTTCTTAGCATCCATTGTTCTCTTGATGGTATCGATAACCTTGCTTTGGCCCTTAGTAGGGGATTCAGGAACTTCAATGGTGAAAAGAATGTCTTCTATATCCAGTAGGTTTTCTTCTGAAGCTCGAGTAATCCGCATGACCCATATGTCGCTGTGTTCCATCATTTTTCCAGGCTCGGTTTGGGTGAATGCTATAGGCTTTATCGCGCATTGAATCTCATTGTGCTTTTTGGCAACCAAAGGCATGGAGAATTTTGAATAAAACCCGTCGATAGACTCTTGCTTAAAGACATTTTTTAAACCATCAATTCTATCAATACTCCGTTTGAGTTCTCTTGCAAGCACATCCTCTCGGCGTTCTTTTGTGTAATCGGAGTGATTAACATATTTATTATAAATGCGTGCTAAATCTTCCTTTGGGTTGGCACTGAGAACAACCCTTGTCGTGCTGAACTGAAAAATAGATTCTTTCTTGGTCGTGAAATATCTAAAGAATTGAGCAAGTTGTTGGTGCCCTGAAATCTGAGATGCTTGGGCTTTTGCGAACTGCAACTCTCTCTGAATGGTGTCTTTGGCTATAGGGAAAATGCAATCATCGTGAAAGAAGTTTTTGACACGAGAATCGTTACGCTTAGTGATCTGAAAGTCAAAGTAATTTTCTTTTGGTGCACATATGACCACGCCTATGTTCGCGAATTCTTCAGTTTCCGCATAGGGTGCATACCTAACAATGCTGTAAAGGCATGGAGTTGTCATACTATTTCGCTCCAAAATTCGTCACGGTCGCCTTTGTCTAAGGTATCGTAAACAAAAGGTAAAAACTCATCATCAACGATCCACTCATCTGGTATTTCTTCAATAATAGCAGGAAGCTTAACTAAGCTATCAACGACCTTCTGACGATACTCGAGGCGATCTACCAGGTCAAACTCCCACTTGCGATTACCAGGACCGTAAACATGGACCAAAAAATCGTCTGGTCCTGCATTTTCATCAAAGGAGAGATTATGGTCAATTAGATAATACTTATCGTTGCCAACGTCATAAAGGATATTAACGTTCCCACCTTTACTGGTAAGCGTTCTATCTGCATTTATTACCCATCTGTCAAACACATAGATGAGTTTCTGTTGTTCTATAGGTACGATGGCCTCGTTTCTTGACTGAGAGAACGTCAGTGCTACCGCACCTTCAATGTACTGTGACGCAAAGGCGTGACCAGTACAAATGTTACTCTGGAGTTCTGGTGAATACTCAACAAGTTCTTCCGGCACAAATACAATCTTAAAATCAGGTAAAGTAAGGCCGATATCCTGAGCCAGGCAACCAGAAATAAACTCAGCCAAGAGATTTTTAGGAGGCATAGATGGTTTTGATTTCAAAACATATAATTGACCATCATCGCACTTGCAAAGAAATGGTTGTGTAGACCCTTCATTAATGCGACGAATTACTTCAACAACATTGGGAATTGCATCATCGTTTCCTGCTTCGCGCTCCATCACTAGTCCTTGCGTTTTCTAGTTTGCTTTACCGACGCCTTCTAACCTCGTGTCCATTAGGGACAATGCTTGATGGTTCATAAAGGCAAATTATGCTGAATCTCAGCATCAATGTTTTATTCAGCACATCAAAATTCCGATTTTAGAGTCTCAATCCCCCTGCGACCGAATCCGCCCCTTCATATACTTCTCATACAGTTCGTCGAGTTCTTTCAGCCGAATTGCGAAGATGCGGAGCATGTTCTGTTGCTCTTCTTCCGGTAACTGGCGATAGAGCTCAAGCAGGCGCTGTTCGTCGGGTTTAAGTCCGTCTTTCTCTCCGACATCCTCACCAAGCAGCCACGGAACTGATACACCAGCAGCATCAGCAATAGCTAATGCGGAGCTTTTGCTAATTCTTCCTGTTTTGAACCAACTGGAAACTGCTTGCTTGCTGACACCAGCTACCCTGGCCATCTCTGTTTTAGAGAAACCCTTCTTATTTAACTCTGCCAGCCTGGAGATCAGGCCATTCGTCAGTGTGTTATCGCTCATCGCCTCATTGTAAATGATTGCTTTACTTGTAGGTAGGCATGCTATGTTTGACTTGTTGGTAAAATGATGCTTTACTTTTGTCATCTAAGGAGGTCCTATGACTGGTATTGAAAAAGCAATTCAAAAATTTGGAACAGGGGCTGCTCTTGGAAGAGCGCTTGGATTTTCAAAAATGACAATTTCCAACTGGAAAAAGACCGGGATTCCCCCCGATCACATTCGTTCAGTTTTCGAACTTACAGGTGTTACGCCACATGAGTTACGGCCTGACTTGTATCCAAATCCAACAGATGCATTACCAAGCCAAGAGGCATCAGCCAAATAACCATAGAGGATATTTACCCATGGAGAACGCAATTGCACGAAAGTTAGACCCACCAGAAATCAACCCGATTGAGATAGAGAGCGTCCTGCTCAACCGGCTTGCATCGGTAGGTCAGAAATCTTACGCCGAGCATATGGGTATCAGCGAGTCGACAGTCAGCAGGCGTAAAGCTGAGGGATATTTCTGCAACATGGCGAAAGAACTGGCTTTTCTTGGGATTCAGGCCGCGCCACCGGAAGCGGTACTGGTATCCAGAAACTATCTCACAGCCGTAGAGATTCTCGCTGATGCCGGGCTAAAGGCTGAACGAGCCAGGCCGGATGCGCTGGGGTGGGACTGAAAATGGCAGCAACCAAAAAGGCGAAAGCCGCGGTGCGCGAACACCAACGGCTTTCTGGTGCAAAAACGGTAGGTAATTGCGGAGATGAGTATGTCAAATACCGCTGAAATATACAAATTCCCTGCGCCGGTACCGACGCAACAGGAGTGCCGTATGGCTGATCTGGAAAATGGCTATTTACGTTTAGCTAATCAGATCCAGGACGCCTTGTGTATCGTTGAACTATCGGGGCGTGAGTTCCGTGTTTTGAATGCGATTATCCGGCTGACTTATGGCTGGTCGAAAAAATCAGATCGTATTGCCAACAGCCTCATTGCAGATAAGACAACACTGAAGGTAAAGCACGTATCCGAAGCGGTGCTGAGTCTTGCCTATCGTAACATCATTATCCTGCGCCGTATTGGTCAAACAAGATACATAGGGATTAATACAAACCTAGATAAATGGGCTTATTCCAAGCCACTGACCCGTCCTGAATAGCGTTGACACGTTCCAGACTTAAATCCGGAGAACGTGATGATGACTGAGTTCAAACGCACCCAACGCGATTATCCTCTATCCTTTAAAATAGCCGTCGTTGAGCAGGTCGAAAAAGGCGAGATGACCTATAAACAGGCCCAGCAGCGATATGGCATTCAGGGGCGCTCCACCGTACTTGTCTGGCTGCGTAAATATGGCCGGCTTGACTGGAGACCCGGACTTCCTGACCTGGTGAAGAGGAAACTGCCTGTGGCTCAGACAACTATCCCGCTGACACCCGAGCAAAGAATCAGGGAACTTGAAGAACAGCTTGAGCTGGCAAACCAGAAAGCTGAGTTTTTTGAGTCCGTTATCAACGTCCTGAAAAATGATTACGGGGTAAGTGTTGTAAAAAAGCGGCCCGGCAAGTCCTCACGCAAAGTCAGGCCCCCAAAATAACAGTTACGCGTGCATGTCAGTTCCTGGGGCACAGCAGACAGGCGTGGTACCAGTACAATACAAGATGTAATAAACGGCAGGAGCATCATGCTCAGGTTCTTGATTTTGTTGCCCGTACCCGGTGCCGCCAGCCGCGAATCGGTACGCGTAAACTGCACTATCTGCTGAACATGCAGGCCGATAAAACGCTGAATATCGGACGGGACCGTCTGTTTAATCTGCTGGGTGAATACCGGCTCCTGGTACCCGTGAAACGGGCATATCACAAAACCACCAACAGCCATCATCGCTTTTACCGGCATCCTAATCTGCTGAAACCCGGCCCTGAACAGGTTACCGCCCTTGAGCCAGAGCAGGTCTGGGTCGCCGATATTACTTACCTTCCACTACGCAGCGGCACGGCCTATCTGAGTCTGGTCACCGATGCCTGCTCCAGAAAAATCGTGGGTTACCATGTCGGGGAAAACCTGCAGACAGAAAATGTGGTAAAGGCGTTCAGGCAGGCTCTGAGGCGGAGAAAAACGACAGGTCCGCTGGTACATCACTCTGACAGAGGACTGCAATACTGTTCGGTACTTTATCAGTCAGTTCATGAGCGAAACGGAATAACCTGTTCAATGACCGATGGTTACGACTGCTACCAGAATGCGCTGGCTGAGAGAATAAACGGGATACTGAAAAATGAGTTTTTACTCTCGCGTCCTGCAGACCTGGAGCAAGCGCGGGAAATAGTAAAAGAGTCCGTGGCAATTTATAACCATGAACGGCCACACCAGGCCCTGAAATACAAAACGCCCGATGATGTTCATCAGGCGTTTTACAGACAAAAAACTGTCAACCTATATCAGGACTAGTCACACATTGCTCAAAATGTCCGGTGTCTTTTCCTGATGATGAAATTGCCACATGGATTATTTCTGTACCCGAAACCAGGGATAGTTATCCCCGAAAAGGGGGAAGGGCATCCCCGAAAACAGGGAACACCAAAGACATTATTCCAAAGACAAATATAAAAGATCTAACCCCCTTTAATCCCCCTAAGGGAAAAGTGAAGTTTGATCCGTTGAGTATTCCTGTTCCCGAATGGCTGAATGCTGCGTCGTGGAACGAATGGGTTACCACCTGGATACAGATTATTTATGACTGGCTGGATGCGCTGAAAGATCCAAATGGTGTGAAAACCTTTATAAACACCACGTTGGGCGAGCCTTATGAAGAGGCGGTGGCCGCACTGATTTCATGATCAGTGCCGGAATCAGGAAAAATAGCCCGACCGGGAATATTCACCCGGATGGGCTGACAAAGACATTTGTAAAAGCAAGAAAAGCCTCCGGCGTTAACTTCAGCAATAATCCACCGACATTTCACGAGATCCGAAGTCTGGCCGGGCGGCTGTACAAAAACGAGCACGGCGAGGTGTTCGCCCAAAAACTCCTGGGCCACACATCAGCGAACACCACGAAACTCTATCTCGATGAGCGTGATGATAAAGCTTATATGATGCTCTAATACTCCAATTTTCGTTGTGAAATAAATGTTAAATTTAATTTGATTGTGATATAACCAAAAAGACCGGAATACAGAAATTCGGAAAAATTTCGGAAAATTTCGGATCATTGATCATAAGTAACTGTTTTATAAGAAAAATAAAAAGAGACCGAATACGATTCCTGTTTACGGCAACAATTAATCCTTCTCTTTAAATTCATAATGTTACATATTAATTAAGTGATTTTAACGATTAGAATACGTTATTTTTGATTCTAATAGATTCAATTAGTTATCACTTTTTACGTTTTAATTCGGACATATTTCGAACCATTTTGCGTATAAATCCCCCGACCAATCAAACTCACTGCCCAATATATCACTCGACCTCTTCCACTGGTGGCCTCCCGATGCCAAATGCCCATGTAGACGAAGGCTTAATAGTGATGCCAACAAAAGCGATCACGAAAAGTTGAACAGATGCCTGGTTTCAGATTAAACACATTGATTAGCCATTCTTAACCAGTAGAATCCGCCGCGACTGGCAACCATTCAATATTCGCACTATCGAACAATCGCCAGTTTGCCGCAGTCCGTTCCTGCATACGACGTGGCTGCGGCACCGATCATACCGGGCAGTCGTCAAACCTCCAGGATCGCGCATCGTCAACGATGCAGGTGATCGTGAACAAGATATAGTTTTCCACAGTTCGTACAGGATAGGCCTCCTTATTGCTGCCTTCGCAGTGACAGTAACTGTCCCCGTGTTTTCACATCCTAACCTACCATGTCCCCGATAAGTTAAGTATATGAGCGTAGAGGAGCTTTTCGACCATGGGCACAACCTCTAAATCTGAAGGGAGTTCATCAATAGATACAATAATGAACGTTTCTTTAAAGATCTTTGTAGTCAGTCCCTGTTAGGTTGTCGTGACATAAGAATATCGCTTAATTTTGAATACAGGGAAATGTAATTGATTATAAATGTTGGACATGTAGCTACAGAAAAATTCGACACAACTGGAGTGAGCGCCTGTAACAACCAACAGAGTACTTCAGTTGATTTATCCTCCTGTATTATTAATGCTGCTTCAGAATGTACCGTTTTTGTCAGAACAATAATAAAGAAATCGGACAGTTATGATGCAATGCAAATTGACAGGCTTAAAATTGATACGCAGGAAAAATACGACGCTCTTAATTTACAAAGAGAACATCACAAGAAATTTCTGCAAACTATAAAAGCAAACTCTTTTGACAGAGCTATGGCTGAAAGACCAGAAAACCCAATATCTCTGAGTCTAATATATTCTTCCATTGATTCAATAAAATATAACACAGGGAACTGTGCTGATATGTCGCTAATTTTAGGTGCGATTATTGCAAAATATATACCACAAAGACTAACCGGAATAGGATTTTCGAAAAATAATGTATTTGATGCCAGAATAAGTACATCCCTTATGTATAATAGCGCGTCAGGAGGGAATCATGTGGTTGTTTCTTTGACTTTTACTGATTCAAAAGGAATATCGGAATATATACTTGACCCTTGGCTGGATGCGCGCATTTTCAAAAAGGAAGAGTCATATGAAATTTATAAAAACAATAGCAGTGAATATATTAATGAAAATCATTGCTTCGAAGCATACGATAAATACACTGCTATAATGAATAGCGCAGAATATATAGACGCCATAACAAAGACAATAAATATTTTATATAGAGTTAATCTTGATGAAATTCAATTAACCAATCCATTTAAGTTTATATAATTAACTCTTATGGCTGATTAAAGGAGTGTTATTTTCCCATGAATGGCATCAAAGGCATGTTACTCGCCGGAAATTTTCTGTACAACGTCGAAACGCCAACATCATAAATAATCGCTACCTGCTGTCACGGTACTCCGGCCCTAATGAGGCGCCCGGCTGCGCCCATTGTTCCTGTGATTATTATTTAATAACGATTACGAAAACAAAAACTCAACTAACTGAATTAAATAGAATTAAACAAAATTGACATATAAAAATGTACTTAATTATGTACTTTTGAAATCGTCAGCATACGATCTGCTGATCAACATACGACGTTACATCACAATAGTGAACTGTACGACCTATAAACACGATTACAGTCAGTTCTGACTAAACAGCAGGCAGCCTACCAAGGCACGCTCTTGCAAACAACGTGACTGCGGTAATCCATCACATCAGAAATGTGAAAAATCAGGGTGAAAATTTAATTGAAGCTGTCACTTAACCCGAAGCAGGTCTTCATAGCGGATAGTATATCGTGGCGAGAGGATCTCCCGTTTAATATACCACTATTATTGGATTCCCTGCCCAGTATAGGTTACCGGTGCAATGGAGAGAAGACAATCTCATCTGTAGTCTACTGATCAAACATTAGGGTAAGAGTAATGAAAAAAGTATATTTTATGTTTGTTATCTTGTTGTCACTTTCAGGTATTCATTCCGCGATGGCAAAACCCTGGCAGGAGATTAAAGAAAGCAAAGAGTTACGTGTGGGGGTGCCTGGTGACTATGCTCCCCTCGCATTTCACAACAAACAAAATAAATTAATCGGTTTTGATATTGATATGGCATATTCACTGGGCAAAGCTCTGCACCTGAATATCCTGTTTGTACCTAGCAGTTGGCCTACACTGTCAACTGACCTGGCAGCAGACAAATTTGATATTGCAATGGGAGGGATTACAGAAACTCCCGGCAGAAGAAAACAGTTCGCACTTTCTTCTCCGGTACTTAAAAATGGGAAAATAGCGCTGACGCAATGTAACAGGATTAATGACTTCAAATCTCTTGAAGATATTGACCGTAAGGGCGTGCGGATTGTTGTTAATCCAGGTGGTACAAATCTGGACTATGTTGACAAGCATATCAGGTATGCAGATGTTATTCGCGAAAAAGATAATGATGCCACTCTGCAGAGGATTCGTGAACGCAGCGCTGATGTCATGTTTACCGACTTGCTCGAAGGTACTTATTACCAGAACAAAGAGCCAGGCGTCTTCTGCGTATCAACCAGGAGTATCCTCCCCGACACTGCCGGTAATAAAGTCTATATGATGGCGAAGGATAATCAGTATCTTCTTGATGCTGTAAATAGCTGGTTATCTGATGAAAACAGAATCATACTTGCCAGAAAGTGGCTGATAAATCCAGAGTAGCCGCCACAAAGTTTTGACAAGCACCATTGCCGACTGACGAACAGAACTGGCGCGGAGTGAAAGATGTGACGACGATAAAGCCAGCCAGGCTAAATGGATGGCTTATATCAGGAAGCTTAAAACGCTGGATTTAACAGGCGTTTCAGATGAGGCCACATTCACAATAATCAGATGGTCTGCATTACCACAGTAATACTACTAACTTGCAGTTTTTTAGGCGTTAATTTGGTTCTGGTATCTACACGAGTTCATTCAGATACAAGTAAATTTTCTGTAGAGAATGAAATTACTACACTTATTATTCCATTTCAAAGTAAATACTTGCTTAACAATCAGTAGACAGACAAGAAAAATTTTCGCCTCTGCTTTATCCTGGTAAAGGATTGCGGTAAAAGTTAAGAAGGCAGCATAACTCTCAACTATGTGGATAATATTATGAATAAATTTAACAGTGTATTGTTAGCGCTGGTTTTTGCTATATCAGCCATAACATTTTCTTCATCTGCAATGGCCACTGAAAGCGGTAATAAAGGATTCCCGGGCATTTCCTTTCCGTGGTGTAAAATCTGGCCGGCAGGTATATCAATCCCAGAACTACCGTTGGGTAAAATATGCTGGTAAACGAAACAACCTTTTATTAACCTGGGTGATTAATTACCGTGTAAACAAGTAATTTGTGATACATGGATAATTAAAATACCACAGTAACGACTACAGACTGGCTGGTTTATCCGGCCAGTCAGGATTTGTGGTATCCACCCGGTTTACCTGCACCCGGTACTTTTTCCACGCCATAAGCCGGGTCTTCTCATCATCGGTTGCCTCTCCCAAATCCACCGCATCCTGCAACGGTGCAATTTTTTCCGTTGCCATTTGCAGGAGATTGTTTTTGGTTTCCTCCGCCTGACGAAGTTGCGCTGCTTTTTCTGCCTCTTCGTCTGTTACCCACGCCTTACCATCCCATTTCTGGTATTCACCATCTGGTGAAACTGATGTGACATTTTCAGGTAGCGGGCCGGGAGCGGAGATATAAATCTGATTGCCGGTTGTTGTGTCGTAAACCGTCTCGCTGCGGTGATCCTCCTGCAGACTCCATGTTTGGGTTTCAGCGTCAAATACAGCAATATGACTGGAGGGAATATCAGGAGGGGCGATATCAGTACAGTTTGCCGGTAATCCAGTGTGCGGCGGAATATATGCATCACCTGCGCCAATAAATTCGTTTGTATCTGAACGAAGATTAAAAATTTTAATTGTCTGCGCCTGTTCGCTCATTTTAAAAGTCATTATGCCAGCCTCACTATGTAGTTAAATGCAATATTTTTAACCGTGGTTTCCGCATTACCGTCTGCGTCCACAATAACGACGTGGCCGTGTGGACCTATATACATCGTGTGCTCGTGTCCTCCGATATAAACTGTATGCGCATGGTCGCCAGCGGCCTGTGTCCACGCACCACCTCCAGGCTGAAATGAGGTGTGATTGGAATCTCCCCAGTATGAATTGATATAACCGCCGAACTGGTGAGTATGATTGCCCGTGGTATTGGTCGATTTCGTGCCGTAATCAAAAGATGAGGTAGATTTTGTCCCTAAGTCAGTATCCTGCGCCCGCGCGGTGTGCGAGTGCGATTTATTGCCGTCCATTTCTTGCGACAATACGGCACGTCCACTGATGGGCTTACCCTTTATTGTCCAGCCTCTCATGTCAGGGATAACGCCGGACGGATAGCGGCCAGCGTGAATATCAGGCCCGGCAGGGATTACTATTTTTATATCCGGGCGGTAAATCAGGTCGGTAAATCCGCATTCGTGGAGGCGACCGGGCAGGCCAGCAACGATGCCGCAGGCTATCTGGATTTTTTCAAAGGGCAGATAACTGAAAGTCACCTGGGTAAGGAGCTGCTGGAAAAAGTAGATCTGACGGAGGATAACGCCAGCAAACTGCAGCAGTTTTCGAAGGAGTGGCAGGACGCTAACGATAAATGGAACGCCATGTGGGGCGTCAAAATAGAGCAGACCAAAGACGGCAAATATTATGTGGCCGGACTTGGACTGAGCATGGAAGACACGCCTGACGGGAAGATAAGCCAATTCCTGGTGGCGGCGGATCGCATTGCTTATATTAACCCGGCAAACGGAAACGAGACGCCCGGATTCGTCATGCAGGGCGACCAGATAATCATGAATGAGGCGTTCCTGAAATACCTGAGCGCGCCGACCATTACCAGTGGCGGGAATCCTCCGGCATTTTCCCTGACGCCGGATGGAAAGCTGACTGCGAAAAATGCGGATATCAGCGGCCATATCAACGCTGTATCTGGCTCGTTTACGGGAGAAATCAATGCCACCTCCGGTAAGTTTTCTGGCGTGATAGAAGCAAGAGAGTTTGTCGGTGATATCTCCGGCTCAAAAGTCATGCAGGGCGTGAGCATCAGGGCGACGAACGACGAACGCAGCACCTCAACACGGTATACCGACAGCCACTGCGGCGGCAGCGTCGGAAAAGGCGGCAGCCGCATCGGCAGCCGCAGCGAAAACATCTGAGACAAATGCAGCAACGTCAGCAAGTACAGCAGCGGCCAGCGCAACAGCCGCCTCGTCATCAGCATCGGAGGCATCCACTCACGCCGCCGCATCTGATACCAGCGCATCACTGGCGGCGCAAAGCAGTACTGCTGCCGGAGCAGCAGCCACCAGAGCAGAAGATGCCGCAAAACGGGCAGAAGATATCGCGGACGTGATTTCCCTGGAAGATGCCAGCCTGACGAAAAAAGGTATCGTTAAGTTAAGCAGCGCCACGGACAGTGACAGCGAAGCGCTGGCGGCCACGCCAAAGGCGGTCCATGCTGTCATGGACGAGGTACAGACCAAAGCGCCGCTGGACAGTCCGGTATTCACTGGAACGCCGACCACACCGACGCCGCCAGATGACGCTAAGGGACTTCAGACTGCAAACGCTGAGTTTGTTCGTAAACTGATTGCTGCACTGGTCGGTTCCGTACCTGAGTCGCTGGATACGCTGCAGGAACTGGCGGACGCGCTGGGTAACGATCCGAACTTTGCCACCACTGTACTGAATAAACTGGCGGGCAAGCAGCCGCTGGACGATACACTGACGGCGCTGTCAGGAAAAAGCATTGAAGGTCTTATCGAATACGTTGGTTTACGGGAAACGATAAATCACGCCGCCGATGCGTTACAAAAATCACAGAACGGCGGCGATATTCCGGACAAAAAACAATTTGCGAGAACTATCAGCGCGGTAACGTCGACTACCATTACACTTGGTGAATCGGGATGGTTCAAAATCGCCACGGTTTTCATGCCGCAGGCCACATCGACAGCAGTAATTAAGCTTTACGGAGGTTCGGGGTATAACGTTGGATCATTTGAGCAAGCGGCTATCAGTGAACTGGTTCTGCGTGCCGGTAATGGTTCGCCTGTTGGAATAACCGCCACATTATGGATGCGTTCACCTTCTTCTGCTAACGAGGTCGCATGGGTTAATACATCAGGCGACACCTACGATATTTATATTAATATCGGCCAGTATGCGTACTGGTTAATTGCGCAATATGATTACACCGGTAATGCAAATGTCACACTATATAGCGCTCCAGAATATTCAGAAACAAAGCCTGCCAACGCTACGAACGGTCAGACATATACGCTGTATAACAGCATGATGAAACCCACAGCCGGTGACGTTGAGGCACTGTCAGTTAATGGAGGACGGCTAAACGGTGCGTTAGGCATTGGTACTGATAATGTGCTGGGTGGAAGCTCAATTGTATTTGGCGATAACGATACCGGGTTTAAACAGAATGGCGACGGGATACTGGATACGTTTGCGAATAGCCAGCACACCGTTCGTGTCGCTCCCGGTGAAATGCAGGTTCTGGGGGCCATTCGCGCAGGCAATGCCAAACGAATGACCATGACTAGCTCAAATAACTCCGTGCTGAATGCTCAATTTAATTTGTGGGGTGACGGAAATCGACCAACAGTTATTGAGCTGGATGACGACCAGGGATGGCATTTATACAGCCAGCGTAATACCGATGGCAGTATTCAGTTTGTTGTTAATGGACAAGTTATTCCGGATAATTACGGTAATTTCGACGCCCGTTATTTAACATCAGGAAACGTATATACAAAAGGCGAATCAGATAATCGTTATGTCCAGAATATCCAGCGTGGCGCCCCAGTATGGCCGGGCAAAGTAGATGAATATGGACCTGCAGAAGCGCCTGCTGGTTGCTTTTTAACACAAGCCAGACATGACCCAACAACAGCATACGGTGTGACATTTGCGTATCGACCGTTGCAAATGTGGGTGGGTAATGGCTGGCGTACAATTAATGGATGATTAAGGAAACTATAATGGAATTAAAAAACGTAACCAGATACACTCCTGATGACCCGGATTATGATAACAACTTTCTGTATTTTCGTAGTGAAGATGGTCAGGATTTTTATGAGTCGCTGAGTAAATTCACGAAAAAATATAAGTTGTGTATTGACTCCGAAAATATAATCCGTTCCGTATCAGAAGATGTCTCTCGTCTTTATCCGGCTGGTTTTTCAGTTGTTGAGGTTAACAAGTTACCTGCAGGATTTAATATCTATGGCGACTGGAAATATTCGAACGGCGCTGTTGTCGCTGTTCCCGTTGATTATCATGCAAAAGCCGAAACCACACGTCAGAAGCTACTTACCGATGCTAACAGCACCATTGTCGACTGGCGAACCGAACTGGCGTTGGGGGATATCAGCGACGATGATAGGGCAAGCCTGACTAAATGGATGGTCTATATCAGGGCGCTGAAAATGCTGGATTTGAGCGATGTGAAAGATGAGGCCACCTTCACAGCAATCAGGTGGCCTGCATTACCACAGTAATAACTACTGGCTGGTTTCTCAGGAGGCATGGGCCAGTAAGTCAGTAATATGACGTTGTGAAAAAACAGGCTGGCGTTAATAAAATACACCAGCCTGAAGTAATATTCAGTTCAGGAGGAACTGATGAAGCATAATAACCAGATATACCATCAGTACTGATATGGTTGTTACAGCCTTCTGTAAAAATTAACAACCACAAATCTGACACCACTCCGGTGGTTTTTTTATATCTGGTGGCCAGTTGTCACACCAGGGGGGACGAATAAATGGGGCGGGTATTGGCGGCAGTCCACTGGAGGCGGATTTTGTATTATCTGGTGGGGGGTTTTGTATCACTAGCGGCCATCGCCGATGCCGAAAAGGCTGTAGCCGACAACACCAGAAGCAATGGGGAAAATATACGATGTCTCATAATATCACCCGTGAATATTCAGACTATCCTTACTGTTGACTTCCTTCATTTCCAGCATAGTTCATACTTCATTGTCATTGAATAAACAACTAAGTTTATTGAGCGAAAATTTACTTAAAGAAAAAAATAATAAACATTAATATTTTTGCAATATTTCAACTCAGCCAGAATGAATGTGTGTAGATGACCTAAAAATGATGAACAGGAATATCGATAGCCAGTAAATCACTCCTGTGGTAATGAAGGCCACCTGATTGCTGTGAAGGTGGCCTCATCTGAAACACCTGTTAAGTCCAGCGATTTAAGAACATTGATATAATTCATCGGCAGAATCAAAGCTGCTTTATTTTCATCACTGATAATTCCCAACGTTAATTCTGTGCGCCAGTCCTTAATGGCATTATCTGCATCGTTAAGTAATTTCTGCCGGGTGACTTCTGCCCGCCAAAATTGAACGCCCGGGCGCTGATGCCAGATGATCTGGTAATCGTGGAAAGCGCCCCTGAAAAAATCGACACCATTAGCTGTAAAATGACAGTCCCGCCATCCGGTCATCATAACGGATTTTTCTTCTGCACCTGCTGAAGCCCGCCATGGCAGGACGACCATGAATCCGTCGATAACCTTATTGTGAAATTAAGACCAGGAAGAGATGATGTCTGCCGGACAGACATTATGTGTAAATTGATAAAGGTTTTTTATTATGCCCTTTCATGTTGGAGGCGGATGTCTTCCCGCCACAATCAGTAATCACCGCATTTACCTTATCGCCCTGTTTAATACCCAGCCTGAAATGAGTTCCTGGGAAAAAATGAAGGAATTTTTTTGCTCAACGCACCAGACTGAAGCGCTGGAGTGCATCTGGATGATTTGTCACCCGCCGGCCGGAACGACGCGGGAGGATGTGGTCAGGAGATTTGAACGACTCAGGATGCTCGCGTATGCCGGATGCGAGGAAAACATTCACTCTGGCCTCCACGGGGAAAGCAACTTCTGTATCCTGGATGCAGGCAACCAGGAGATATTGTCAGTCACCCTTGATGATGCCGGGAACTATACCGTAAATTGCCAGGGGTACCATGAAACACACCGCCTCACCCTGGACACAGCACAGGGAGAGGAATGCACAGGACACGCGGAAGGGGCCTCCGGGACGCTCAGGACATCCCTCCTCCCTGCCACAACGACTCCACAGACGGCAGCAGAGTATGAGGCTGCCTGGTCAGAATGGAAAAGGGCAGCACCAGAAGGAGAGTCACGCGGTCGCGCAGAAGCGGTAAAGAGAATGCGTGCCTGCCTGAAGAAGGGCAATTCAGTGCTTTACGTGGGAAGAGTAGGTCTTACCACCTTACCAGATCTTTTACCACCGAATATTACAACACTGTTTATTCCTGGTAATACTCTGACCCGCCTGCCGGCGTTGCCGCCAGGACTACGGGAGTTATCGGTTTCTTATAACCAGCTGACCCGCCTGCCACCGCTGCCGCCAGGGCTATGTAAGCTGTCTGTTTTTAATAACCAGCTCGCCAGCCTGCCGGCGCTGCCGTCAGGACTACAGATTCTGTGGGCCTATCGTAACCGGCTGACCCGCCTGCCGGCGCTGCCGCCAGGACTACGGGAGCTGTCGGTCTATCGTAACCAACTGACCCGCCTGCCGGAAAGTATCACGGGTCTGTCTTCAGAGGCAACCGTAAATCTGGAAGGGAATCCACTGTCTGAACGCACTCTGCAGGCGCTGCGGGACATCACCAGCGCGCCTGGCTATTCAGGCCCCAGGATACGATTCGATATGGCGGGGGCCTCCGCCCCCCGGGAAGTCCGGGCACTGCACCTGGCGGTCGCTGACTGGCTGATGCCTGCCCGGGAGGGGGAACCGGCTCCTGCAGACAGATGGCATATGTTCGGACAGGAAGATAACGCTGCTGCCTTCAGCCTCTTCCTGGACAGACTGAGTGAGACGGAAAACTTCATAAAGGACGCGGGGTTTAAGGCACAGATATCGTCCTGGCTGGCACAACTGGCTGAAGATGAGGCGTTGAGAGCAAACACCTTTGCCATGGCAACAGAGGCAACCTCAAGCTGCGAGGACCGGATCACATTTTTTTTGCACCAGATGAAGAACGTACAGCTGGTACATAATGCAGAAAAAGGGGAATACGATAACAATCTCGCGGTGCTGGTTGCCACGGGGCGTGAGATGTTCCGTCTGGGAAAACTGGAACAGATTGCCCGGGAAAAGGTCAGAACGCTGGCACTCGTCGATGAACTTGAGGTCTGGCTGGCGTATCAGAATAAGCTGAGGAAACCACTCGGGCTGACCAGCGTGACGGCAGAAATGCGTTTCTTTGGCGTATCCGGCGTGACGGCTTCAGACCTTCGGAGCGCGGAGCGTCAGGTGAAAGCCGCTGAAAAAAGCGAGTTCAGGGAGTGGATACTGCAGTGGGGGCCGTTACACAGCGTGCTGGAGCGCAAAGCGCCGGAACGCGTTAACGCGCTTCGTGAAAAGCAAATGTCGGATTATGAGGAAACGTACCGGATGCTGTCTGACACAGAGCTGAGACCGTTTGGGCTGGTCGGTAATACCGATGCAGAGCGCACTATCGGAGCAAGGGCGATGGAGAGTGCGAAAAAGGCATTTCTGGATGGCCTGCGTCCTCTTGTGGATGACATGCTGGGGAGCTATCTGAAAGCCCGGCGGCGTCTTAACTGAGCACGATATTCACCGTACCAGGCGAATGCGGTGCGACAAAGATATTCCCGGACAAACAACATCAGACAGTACGGATGATGTACAGGTGAGATAGGGGAGACTTCTTCAGTCAGGGCGCGGCGCAACTTTTTCGATGATAACGCGCCGCGCGCCGGTAGCGAGAAGCCGATGGACGTACTGGATCACCTGAATGCAAAGAAAGGCAGGGGAAAGCTGTACTTTGCCGGGGAGGGCATCCAGCAGCAATGGGCGATGAAACGTGAGATGCTTTCGCCGCGGTACACAACAAGGTTTTCCGATCTGCTGCGCGTTAAGTGACAGGCTCGATCATCTCTGGTCCCTGATTTTTCACATTGCCAACAGCTCGAGTCACGGCGTGCCAGATAAATTTATCTGCCTGCACTGCCCCGTCTGCTGCTATCTCTCCGGCTTCCTTTCCGCCAATATCCTGCCGCATCCATTCCCGCGCTGCTTCAGGTGACAGAACGAGAGGGCGGCGGTCGTGAATGTCTACCAGACCTTTATCGGCTGCAGCGGTGACAATCAGGAATCCTTCGGCATCATCACCGCGTTCGAACGGTATGCTGCCGATCGCCGCCATGAATATTGGCTGGCCGTCAGCCCGGTGGATGAAGTATGGCTGTTTCTTGTCGCCTTCCTTCTTCCACTCAAACCAACCATCAGCAAACACGATAGCTCGGCCATGTTGCCATAGCGGTTTAAACATTCTGCTGGTGGCCGCAGTCTCAACCCGTGCATTAATCAGCGGTGGTTTATCCCACCATCCGGGCGCAAATCCCCAGAATACCGGATCCAGATGCAGTTGCTCGTCGCGTTCACTGAGCAGCAGAACTTTGGTACCGGGCGCCACGTTGTACCGGCCTATAGGTTCAGGGTCATAAGCGATATCGCGCTCGGCTTCATCGGCCAGATATGCCAGGTATTCTTCGCGGGTCTGTGCCTGTGCAAAGCGTCCACACATATGAAACCTCCAGTCGGTCAGACTGAAAGTATAGAAGAGGATATGAGAGTGGCTGTTCCGGTGTTTCTCCGAGCGACCTCAACCAATGTAGAAGCTTCACTATTGGGGGTTGCCATTAGTAGCATCATGTTGAATGTACTGGCGTGAAAAAATTGGAATCTTGAAGAAAACTCTTCCCCAAAACTAAAATCAACGTTTTGATAATCAATGAGTTGTAAAAGACAGTTACTGGATTTTTTTGATAGTAGGAAGAATAATAATTTCAACTTTATCAAATAGTTGGTATGTTTTTGGCAATGTAATGCTGCGTCACATGCAGTGGTTCGAAGCGGCGGATCTGATTGTTAAAGGTATGGAAGGCGCGATTGCCGCGAAGACCGTGACCTATGACTTTGAACGCCTGATGGAAGGCGCTAAGCTGCTGAAATGTAGTGAGTTTGGCGACGCGATTATCGCAAATATGTAATAACGATAATTGTTAAAAACAAAAACGGGGACTTAACGTCCCCGTTTTTATTATTAGCATTCTAACGGTTATCAAAACTTTATCAAAACTCCCTCAATTCAGACCGCAATAGTAGTTCATCCTTTACCCCGATCGTCATGATAACCTGAGACCCCCTGAAAGCTGATAGTTACCGATTTTGATTGTAGTGGTTTTCTTTATAATGTGTGGTTTGGCTATTTTTTGAAAGTGCCTTACCAGATTTATTGTTATTATCAGGATAATTTTTTAATAAAAAGTGATGGTTTATTGACTACAATAGTGGGTAGGTTAAGTATTTTATAAAATTATTAGCATGCTTTATTTGCTCTTCTACAAGGCTGCTAAGAAGTGTTGAAATATCAGCCTGATAAAGAATACGTCAGCGAAAGTGAATGCTATATTAGTCATAAAAATTCAGGAGACATATGCTCAAACCTATCTGCCATAGTGGAAGTATAAAGGTTCCGGAATATCTGGAAACAGATAAGGAAAAAAATGCCGGACGTACTCCACTGTCTTCAGACATTCAGCAAGTTAGAAATGTTGTTGAAGATGTTCCGCCATTTCCAGAAAGCAGAACGGCGAGAGGTTCTGTAAGCGCAGCGTACAGGCTTTCTTTTGACGAAGTGTTTTGCGGTCTCAGCAATGAAGAGCGTAAAAAGGTGTATGGTCGCCTTTTTGGAAAACAAGTACTTGCGCATATTCATTCCAGGTGTCAGCGCGACGCTGACATAATAAGAGAAAAAGCGCTCAGGCGGATAAGCCGTGAGTGTGGTGCCGAAATAGATTGCGCTCTCTTGCTAAATAAGATGGTGGATATTTTACAAAATGCCCGGCTGACAATAAATTTTAATGCGGCAAAAATTGACTTTGTCTCTCTCTTAAAAAATAAAGAATATCTGAACTCTTATGCATTAGGTTGCAGACCAGGAGATTTACCTGCTTATAATGTCGGACGTGATTCAGTTGAAACTAAAGCATTTGAACTGGAGAGGCTTGCAGATTCACCTTATGCCCCATATGGTCAGACAGGCGGTTTTTCCGTAGCATATACTCCCAACAGTAGAACTTTTAGCCCTACAAGCAGACCAATTTATGCTGCACTGGACTTTCTGAACGGTGAAAATGGAGGTGCCAGCGCCTATGGGAAATCATTTTTTGAATTAAATGATAATGTAAAAACAAATTGTACATTATCACCTTTTGATATCTACGGCCACAGATTTGGCCTGGATACGAGTAAATTATCTACATTTTGGCATATGGAGAACCTGATTGCATCCTGTCAAAATGATTTTTTTGGTTATAATTGCTTTAAGAGTTTGGTTAAAATGGCTAAGGGCGAAAAATTTTTAGCTCATTCTAATTATGGTAAAGGCTATGAAGGGAATTATATAGAGGCTCATATTCATGGTGATGTATGTTTATTCAGAGATATAAAACACGTTTATTTGTCTTTGCAAGAAAACTCTTACTCGAAAAGTCAACTATATGATTATGCAAAACAAATAAACCAGGCGCTTAATAGAGACTGCATAATATTATATTGACAAGCTTATTATCAGTCTCTTTAAAAGAGCTTTAAATGATCATGAGCGCATACTCCTTGAGGTAGGCAGTAGCTGCTATCTTTTCATATTTATTAGCTTAGGATCAATCTGGCAGATACTTGGGTGGCGCTCCAGTATGGCCTGGCAAAATAAAGGAATATGGACCAGCAGAAGCTCCTGCTGGCTACTTTTCACTTAAATCGCTGGACTTCACCGGCGCTACAGATGAGGCTACCTTAACAGTCATCAGGTGTCCTGCATTACCACAGGAGTGATTTACTGGCTATCGATATTCCTGCTCATCAGGTTTTTACGCCATCTACGCACATTTATTCTGCTATAAGTTGAAATACTGCAAAAAATATTAAGGCTTATTATTTTTTCTTTAAGTAAATTTTCGCGCAACAAACTTGGATGCGGGAATGTTTGAAATATCATTGCCTTATACTAGAACTCAGCGACCTACAACTCACAACTTTATTAGATCATCTTTCTGAACATATTAATTTTCTGGTGGTTATCAACAATAGGCTGACTAAATCGCCGGACACTTTACCTGGAGGGGACAGACAGATTACGCGGGTAGGATCACTACACCGGAAAAAGATTGCCAGTTAATAAGATGTCGTCCATGATTCAGTTGGGTGATAATGATTTATTCCCCACTCTTTGATCCTACAATAGTGATCTGATAGTTATCCAGAACGTTCTTGCAGAGGGCGGGCTTGTTAAATTACCGTCAATTTATTAATGAGTTATGTTCTGCTTTGCTGAAAATAAAAACCAGTAGACAGACGACGGAGATCAATATGAGCCGAAAGTACCTGTGTTATTACCGTGGCAGGAATTCTGTAACTGATAAAATAGGTGTGCTTATCATCAGTGATGAAATTTTTTATATGTTTATTATTACTATTCACAAGTAATTTGAGTGTTTGTTGTGGTTGGTAACATTGTGTTGAAGTAAATCATGATAGACTGAATTTTGATGTAGTGAGATATAATAAATTGTGCTTTGTTAATTATTTTAAATGTACAGGAGAGTAGTATGCATATGAATAAGTTTGTGCCTGTTTATACATTATTAATTCTCATTTATTCTTTTAAAGCCAGCGCTGAGTGGACAGGAGATAATACGAACGTCTATTACTCAGACGAAGTTATCAGTGAAGTACATGTTGGTCAGATAGATACAAGTCCTTATTTTTGCATAAAAACGGTTAAAGCTAACGGTAGTGGTACACCGGTTGTTGCATGTGCGGTATCAAAGCAGAGCATATGGGCGCCCTCCTTTAAAGAACTTCTTGACCAGGCAAGATATTTTTACAGTACAGGGCAATCCGTAAGGATTCATGTTCAAAAAAATATCTGGGTCTATCCGCCTTTTGTAAATACCTTTTCAGCAAATGCTCTTGTGGGACTATCATCGTGCAGTGCGACACAATGCTTTGGACCCGGGTAAGAGGGGGAAGGAAATAATGAAAAATTTAATATTCTTAACCTTATCTATAGTTAGCTTTAATAACTATGCAGTAGATTTTGTGTATCGTGTGGACTCAACTCCACCGGACGTTATTTTTCGCGATGGGTTTTCACTACTTGGGTATAACCGTAACTTTCAGCAATTTATCAGTGGAAGGTCATGTAGTGGTGGAGGTAGTGACAGTCACTATATTGCAACAACCTCAAGTGTTAATCAAACATATGCTATAGCCAGAGCGTACTATTCTCGCTCAACATTCAAAGGTAATTTATACAGATATCAGATTCGTGCAGATAATAATTTCTACAGCTTACTCCCATCCATCACCTATCTGGAATCGCAAGGTGGTCACTTTAATACTTATGAAAAAACAATGATGCGATTGCAAAGAGAGTATGTTTCCACATTATCTATTTTACCCGAGAGTATTCAAAAGGCCGTGGCGCTTGTTTATGATAGCGCAACAGGTCAGGTAAAGGATGGTGTAAGCACAATGAATGCCAGTTATTTAGGTTTAAGCACTACGTCTAATCCTGGCGTGATACCTTTTCTCCCGGAACCGCAGACGTATATCCAACAACGAATTGATGCATTCGGCCCATTAATAAGTTCGTGCTTTTCAATAGGTAGTGTATGTCAGTCACATCGAGGGCAAAGAGCTGACGTGTACAACATGTCTTTTTATGATGCAAGGCCTGTAATAGAACTTATACTTTCTAAATAAATGAAACTTACCTATGTTGCCTATTAAATTAACCAGACCGTTTATTAGTGGTCTGGTTAATGTTGTTTATTAAGTTGGTTATCCACTTGAAAATAAATGTTTATATACTTCAATAAGTTTTTTATCAGATACATTGCATTATCAATCAAAGCATTCAGGTGCGTATTTTATTAATATTAGAAGGAGTCATTGTGACTAAAGATGAAATCTTTGCAGCTATCCTTAATAGAGAAGGCGGTTACGTTGATCACCCTGACGACAGGGGGGGACCAACGAATTGGGGTATAACCCTGACGACGGCCCGGGCTAATGGCTATATGGGGGATATACGGAATCTTACCCGTAATCAAGCATTAAAAATCCTTGAGGCAGATTATTGGTATGGTCCACGACTTGATCAGGTTGCCATTATCTCTCACTCTATCGCAGCTGAGCTTTGTGATACTGGTGTGAACATGGGACCCTCAATTCCGATTAAGTACTTCCAGCGTTGGCTTAATGTTTTTAATGATCAGCAAAAAATTTATCCGGATTTGATAGCAGATGGTCAGATTGGGCCACGGACGCTTTCGGCACTAACATTTTTTCTCTCTCACCGGAGAGTTGAGGGCGAAATGATACTTATCCGGGCATTAAATTGTAGTCAGGGACAACGCTACCTGGAGTTAGCTGAAAAGCGCCAGGCGAATGAGTCATTTGTTTATGGATGGATAAAGGAACGGGTAAGGTTGTAATTCCCTTACTTACCACTATGGCGGTTTGTGATGACAGCATATAATGATATACTCACACAGCGAACTGGTGAAAGCCACTAAGTCTCATTATTACTATATTAAGGCATCAGGTTTTTCTATAGTTCTTTGTGTGTTAAAAAACGAGAAATTAATTATGTTGTATGGTATGAGAATGATAGTACTTCCAGCCAAATATTCTTACGGCTAAATACATTATTATCCTTTTCCATTTTGGCACGCCCAGAACTTTCATCCCATCCAGGAATATGAGATCGGACTCTTTTCTGTTACGTAATGGATAATGATACAGGTAGTCATGAATGATTGCCGCTTTGGCATATTCACCATCCGGTGGCAATAATGACCAGAAAATACGCGGAACAGTGGCAAGGTCGGTAACAAATCCTACCGGTACTTCAATGACATCATTTTTATCTTCACTGAGATAAAACCTGAATGGCTCATAAACACGCCATTTATAATGACCTAACATTTCCATTATTGCTGGACTGGTAAAACAGCTCATAATTTTACCTTATAATAAATCTATACCTTGCATCTTACGCTCAAAGTTCATGTCGTAAACGCTATTTATTCATTAACAGCTTCGTGCCAAAAAGGCTACGGGATAATGATCGGAAGCCAATTGTGGCGTAGTCTCATTACGTAATGCTTCAATCCGGTGCGAATAAGGGGCTCTATCAACAATGACCCCATAATCTAATACTCCGCCACCAACTTGCGTAGGTTCACTGGGCGCGAGTACGGTGACTTCGCGATTCAGCCTTTCAGTTACGAGATCATTCTCAAGCCTGGCTGGGGCTCGGTTGAAATCTCCCGCAAGAAGCCAGGAAAAATGCCGTGTCGAAAATTGGTTAAAATACTCATGAGTCGCTCTGACAATAGCAGCGGCATCCGGACCTCCACTGGCCAGTGCGTGTGTCGTCAGAAAAACATCATTACCCAGTCCGATGCCAATGATAGGGCGAGATGCGACGGTTACCGGGCGCAAAACATAAACATTATCCGCTCTTTGTCTGGAAACTATTGCCAGATTAACACGGCGTGCTCCAACATCAATACGTGAGTAGTAGATATAGCGTATATCTTCACGACTGGAAGTTCCAAGGTTCCAGGTATATTCTTCGATAGGAATACCCACTCCAAAGGGCTGAATATGTCGCCCGGTTGGAATCGCTGAGGTAGGTATAACGCCAGCCTCCTGAACCATGAGAATATCTATCCCGTCACTACCTCTGAGAAGCCGACTGACATTGATGTTCCATTTACTTTCAGTGGAGGCTGATGAGCCCTGAAGATTCCAGGTCATAACTTTGTAGTCACTGATATTAGCGCAGGCAAAAGAAATATAGCTGCAGATGAGCATGGTCAGAAGGAAAAAAACAGGTTTTTTCATGATATCTACTCTCCCCATCATTACTTCTTTATCTGAATGATATATGTGTTCATAACCCATTGTTTCATGACGTTGATTTTATTCTAGCTATGCCTGACTTGTTTCTGGTTCTATGTCTTGTGCAGGTAGTAAGATACATAGTCTAACGTCAATAAAACTAAAATAGATGTCTATTACAGAGGTAAAATGATAGTTTATTCAGTACAATCAATTAATTATTGTTAAGACTAAAGAGACAACTATAGATAAATAGCTAACTGAATTTAAAACTCCATTCGCTTAACTCATTGTAACTGTATTAGGTTGATTTATTTGCGGAAAGAAAGATTCGATATCATTAGTACTTTATAAGTAAACATAATTTTTTCATTACCAGGATTATTATATCCCTGTGTGGAAGGTAACATTTCATCTATTCTCACTCTTGTAGTGACACAGTAAATTTAGTCACCTGATTAAAGGTGATCTTCTCACCTCAACACAAAACAGGTGACTTAATGAACAAGAAAACCGGACAAATTAATGGTTACATCTTGAACGACTACAACAGCGTCAGACCTCACCATTATAATGGTGCACTGACGCCGGAAAAACCTGAGAACAGGTACCATTTTTACTGTAAAACCGTGACCAATAGTGTCGATGCGCAGCAAAACGTATAATCCGTTGATAGGGCGTACAGGTGTGGCACTGGGCAAAACGTTCAGTGGCAAGGACTGGAGCTGGCGGCATTTGGCAAATAGAATGTTGACCACGCTATAAACGCCAACTTCCGCTACATGTTTTGAGTGGTGGCGTTTGCGCTATATCGTCACAGACAGCGCCTCAGGGCGCTGTTTTCAATCGGACATGTCGCTTTCGCAGGAGGGGACGTTATTCGGCGACCAGCCACATATCAGCCTCTTCAAACATCTCTTCCAGCATACGGTGCAGCCGTTCTTTCTCGGTTTTTGTACAGTCACTGTTTAATGCGTTCGCCTGCATTGGCTTAACTTTCACTTGCGCGTCGGGAAAAAGTTGATGTACGCGTTTTGTGAGTTCATTGAGGATGATTTCGCGTGCGCCTGGCAAACCTTCAACATTTCGCTTGTCATAAACGAGTTCGACGAACATCGCCATTTCCTTTTTACTGGTTGGATGACCAGTATTTAAGCTGGGTATATAACTGGTGTCAAGGTTTAGCCGCCGTTTTGTCATCCTGACGTTGCGGACGTGACCGCACGTGGAAGTAAAGGTCGCTAACCTGTTGTCGTGTCATGAGGTTAGCGGCTCTCTCTTCACAGCGGTGTCCTGCTACCTGATGGTAAATTCCAGGGCGCGACTAAAATCGCAATCGGCCAACACAACAGGGTCGCCTTTTCTGACAATAATGCTATTTGTGCCCAGGCATTTTCGGCTCTGTTTCCCCTTAATTTTGTTATCATCAGTGAGCCAGCGCTGGTTATCATTACCCGTGCATGAATAAAGAATGATTGGTGTGCCTTCTTTTGTACCTTGTCCTGCGGCATCCAGACATTTCTCACCCTGCATGATTCTGTCTCGGTGAAATGAGAAAAGCTGAGATTGCACATGCTTACACTCCCGCAGCGTCAAACGATTCTGTTGATCTGAACCTGTATCAAGGCACAGACCATCAGTTGTCCGAATTTGTTCCGCGTCATTTATGTAATAACCACCGGAATTAATTTGGTTTTGTGTAATGACCGGGAACGACAAATTAATACTATAAGGTGCGGGTAAGCCGTTCGTCGTACATCCACATAAAATAGAGGAGAGGCAGAGAACCAGTGTGGTTTTTCCTGAAAGCAAAGTCATTCAATTATTACCCTAAAAATAAATAGCGTTACAACTATATTGGCGATTTATACCCACTGAATATGACGTAGCATTGAGCGGCAATAGAGATAATTCCGATAGAATCACATAAATACTTCGGTTAAACGCGCGCAGCCAGCCACTCCTGTGACGATGGGTATATAGCGTTAAATACTTTTGCAATATTAGATGCTATCACAGTGAAAAACGGCTGTACATTTCTTCACGTTAAACAAAGTGAGAAGGGGGGGACACCCGATATATGATAAAAGAGGTCACAGGAGTCATTAGCAAAATAAATCCTTTAGATTTTCGCCACTGAAAACATTCTGCAGCCTTTCAGGCAAAGCCTCATAGCAGGCTGCGGAGGTATACGGGCTCGCTAAATTTTTCTGAAAAAATGCCGAGTGACGAATTATGAAAGATAAACGTTGGCGGCGGTAGGTCCGCGGAGGCCATTAATACGACAAAACTCAACGCGTATACCGGGGATAAGCGCTTCTGTTTCGTGTTGGCGACATGCTGAAATGTGGACCTGAACATCTTTGCGTCCATCGGAGGGGGTGATGAGACCTTTACCGCTCTTACAATCAAAGGTTTTGACAATTCCTGTCATTTTACGAGACAAACAAATTCCTTAATGGGGATAACGAGGCGCACTATACACGTCAGGAAAAATAATGCCAGCTATATTTGATGACAATCAAGATTTCCGGATGGCTAAAAGTGGTCGTTCGGCACCATTGTAGATAAATAACATTATGTTCTGGAGAAAGTATTCCCTTTCCTGGCGTCGTTGGTTGGTGCGGACATCATGGGTTTTGTCGTCGGGCAGGATGGTGAACTAATCTGCCTGGCTTGCTTTTTATCGGTATTTGTAGGTGGTTGCGGGGTTTTACTACCAAAATCGTAGATAAAAATTTCCCATGATGTCTGTTGTAAACCAGAACAATGGTCTGAACAGGCCAAAACATGGGATGAAAAAATAAGTAGTGTCCAAAGCATAAAAGCATGATGTCTCATAACACCTCCTGTTATATGTAATGACTTGTGAAGTTCATCTAATGAATTATGGAACGTCATTGGCATTTTTTATTCAACGAAGAGTTAACCACTCTTAATAATAATGGGTTTTATAGCGAAATAGACTTTTTTATCGCGTGTTCAATATTTGCGTCTGTTATTATTTTTCTGGAATGTAAATTCTCTCTCAACACAGGTGATATTTATGTTGGAATTGTGGTGTTGATTCTATTCTTATAACAAGAAATGTTGTAACTGATAGATATATTAAAAAGATTAAATCGGAGCGGGAATAAAGCGTGCTGAGCATCATCGTGAATATGGTTACGGCACCAGCGATGGCATATAACCGTATTGCGGCTGGAGCGTCACGTGAGGACTGTGAAGCACAATGCGATATGTTCTGATTATATGGCGAGTTTGCTTAATGACATGTTTTTAGCCGATCGGTGTCAAGTTTCTTAATGTGGTTGTGAGATTTTCTCTTTAAATATCAAAATGTTGCATGGGTGATTTGTTGTTCTATAGTGGCTAAACACTTTATGGTTTCTGTTAAATATATATGCGTGAGAAAAATTAGCATTCAAATCTATAAAAGTTAGATGACATTGTAGAACCGGTTACCTAAATGAGCGATAGAGTGCTTCGGTAGTAAAAATATCTTTCAGGAAGTAAACGCATCAGGAGCGATAGCGGTGAATTGTTCGTGGTTTTGTCGATTCGGCATAGTGGCGATAACTGAATGCCGGATCGGTACTGCAGGTGTTTAAACACACCGTAAATAATAAGTAGTATTAAGGAGTTGTTATGAAAAATATTATTTTATCCACTTTAGTTATTACTACAAGCGTTTTGGTTGTAAATGTTGCACAGGCCGATACTAACGCCTTTTCCGTGGGGTATGCACAAAGTAAAGTTCAGGATTTCAAAAATATCCGAGGGGTAAATGTGAAATACCGTTATGAGGATGACTCTCCGGTAAGTTTTATTTCCTCGCTAAGTTACTTATATGGAGACAGCCAGGCTTCCGGGTCTATTGAGCCTGAAGGTATTCATTACCATGACAAGTTTGAGGTGAAGTACGGCTCTTTTATGGTTGGGCCAGCCTATCGATTGTCTGACAATTTTTCGTTATACGCGCTGGCAGGTGTCGGCACGGTAAAGGCGACATTTAAAGAACATTCCACTCAGGATGGCGATTCTTTTTCTAACAAAATTTCCTCAAGGAAAACGGGATTTGCCTGGGGCGCGGGTGTACAGATGAATCCGCTGGAGAATATTGTCGTCGATGTTGGGTATGAAGGAAGCAACATCTCCTCTACAAAAATAAACGGCTTCAACGTCGGGGTTGGATACCGTTTCTGA